ACCACACACCATCGGTTTCGGCCATACCAGTCAAAGTCCAAACGTGACCTGTACCAGAAGCGGCAGTCACAGCCGTGCCTTGTATTCTTTGAACTTCTGATGAGCCACCGGCATTACCAGCGGCGTAAACATTTAAGCCATCACTAGCTAAAGCAAAAATATCTCCACCACAAGGATTAGAGATAGCAGTCCAACTGGTCCCGTTATTAGTGGAATACTCAAGGTTAGCCCCATTCGCCATATAAATATAATTAACATCCGGTGTTCCGGGTACTGTAGCGGTTGTTAAAAGAAGATTCGTTTCAGTAGAAGCTTCAGATGATTCAGTATTTTTATGTAACTTAATCTCATTCTTAGTCCAAGGATCTATACCAAGACTCGTATGAAACCTACGCAAACCAGACTCAGGAGAATCAGCTTCCCTCTGACCAGCACCCAACTCCCAGTCATTACGGCTACGCTTCCACACACCAGCCTGATTTAAAGATTGCTCTCCCGGCTGGCCTACAGTATCAAAGCCTTGACGGATAGGGTCAATAGTTTGACGAGCTAACCTGCTAACATCAACATTATACTTACGATCACCTAATCGTATAGGAAGGGACTCTCGATGAGTATTGTTGTGAAGCGGCATGTTTACTAATGACCACGAAGTGTCGTGGGAAATGTTGCGCCGACTGAAGCATCAGTCCGCAAACCATACTTCGCCATCAGACGACGTGCCTCCTGACTTACCCGACGATCATATTGCGCCTGTAATATCAATGAATAACGAGAACGATCTCCGGGATTCACGGCTCCGTCACCCCTCGAATCACCAGCGGCATGAAGATCAAGACGAGTTGACTCCTCAGCAAGCATTAGAATTGCTCCTGCGCCTAATGGTGGAATATCTGTCATCTCAGACTTCATTTTCACAATGGACACGAGATCAGTATCCAGATCTAGAGTCCCTGTTACAAACGGATGACTATATGTAACTTGTACTGTGACTGCTTTCTCTATTCCTTCTTGTCTAATCAACTTATAAGCACCGTTATACTCTTGAACTTTACAGTTAAATTTAAGTAAACGATCTTCTGAATCTCTAGCTGTACGAGTAGCAGAAACAATGTTATAAAAACCGTCGCCAAATGTGACTGTTTTAGCCTGCTCTGAAGTAGCGAAATCAACACTAACAGTACTAATAGCAAATAAATTCTCAGGTAAAGCATAGATAGCTTGCTTAACAGCTTGATAAATTTGATGCCCAGTAAAGCGTGGTTCTACTTCAATCATAGAATCCGCTCCCCAAGTTTGAGCGGTACTGCCATCCATGCCACGCATAACATACACATTCGCACCATTACGCTTAGTAACATACATGGTTTCTGGTGCAGTATTACCGTGACTTACTGATATATAAGAACCAGCACGAACACCATCTGCTTCATGTGTCAATACAAATTGTGTATCTGAATGACCAATGCCGACTTTAATAAGATCTAATTCGGCACGCGTATTACTATTTAAAAGTCTTTTCGTGTCTTGGATGGAGTCTGCGATAGTAGGCATAGTTAGATGATAGTCGTTGTCAGGGGGCGAGGGAAACCCTAGCGCCCCCTAACAACAGTGGGGGGGTATTAAATTACTAAGCTGTTAGCGTAGTAAATTTGCCCATATGTGATTCGCCCTTCACTTGAAGACCTTCTTCACATACGATTTGCACCTTGTCGCTGTCACCAGTTTTGGCGAGAGCCTCAACTACTAGCGGTTGCATAACCCTACGGGAAACGCCTTCCTTAGTAATCAAGAACGCACCCTCTTTGTCACACCAGCGGTTTCTTACACACTGGGTTTCACCGAACTCGGTGAAGACGGACATTGTTGGTACGCGACCACGACGAGGATCATCAATGACTGTGCGAACACGGCCACTATCTGATACTGCGTTGAGGGTAGCAAATGAAGCAGGGTTAGCGATCAAAAGATCAGGCATACCACCTGCGTTATAGCATTTCTGCTGGAGTGCTTCCAATGCGGCGATAGTCAACGTGGTTGTTGTATCGGTATTAGAAGTAATCCAGTAGTTAAGTCCACCAGTTGAACGACGCTTATCGCTGTCGTCATTGTTCTGGTACTGACCATACAGGTAAGCCTGCTCACGAGTGATGACGTTTTCAACCGTGCGGCCATAAACCTGCTTGGCGAACTCGTCAGACACACCGTAACGGGATACCTGCTGTTCAGTACGTGACATGTGGATAGGGGTAGGTCCGAAGATCTGAGTACAGTTCGTGCGGATCGTGCGATCTGCTGTACGTACTTGTCCCGGATCGGAACCTTCTGGAAGGGCTGTGCCTACGCAAATAACTACGTCTGCATGTCCCGCTGTGGTAGCTGGCCAAGCTGAATCGTTTGCCCAGTTTGCAAGAGTCAGAACACCAGCGTCGTTGTTGACATGTGTAACGCGCTTTATTGACGCATTCATAGCAACACCTGTCTCAGCTATGCTGATAAGGTCATCAACTTGGAATCTGTAAGAATCCGCGGCGGATACAGTAACATCAGTTGCTCCTGCACCTGCGGCTCCTGTATCAGTTACCGTTGCACGAGGAAGCAATAGCTCCTCGTCCATCCATTTAAATTCTTGCTGGTCGGTGCCAGAACTTGAAAGAAGTTGCCTTCCATCTGTTCCGATACCGTTAATAAACGGAGAATCAGTAGGAGAAATCATGTAAATGAGTTCGTCCATGTTGATTTTTACGCCAACCGCAAGCTCGTAGGAGGTTACCATACCTCCATTAGGCACTACTGCCATATTTCTACGCTCCTTTAATTAGTAGTGGATTGTCTGTTTTTTCTTTCTCGCAACAGTCCTTCATACTTTGAGCGATTATCAGTAAATTCTTTGATCGGTATAGTTTTGCCATCATCTTTACGATAAGGAACAAAAGAGCCATCATTCCTATGTTCACCTGCAACTTGTTTCTCCCAAGTAGGGTTTGCCTTTCTTGGAGGAACTTTGTTTCTAGTGCTTGGAACTGCATCAGCAGTTAAAGCCGGTGATTGAAGAATCCGTTTAGCAGATTCTTTATCACAATACGGACAAACCTTAATAGGTTCGTCCCTCATGCTTTGTACTAACTCCCAAAGTACTGGAGGAGTACACCTCTTGCACTCGTAAACGTAGGTAGGCATTTACGAATTATCAATAACTCGTTCGTCTCCACGACCAGCCGCTTCTAAAACAGTGTGTACAAACCGTGCCGCCGATTCATCTTTCGGCTTACCGGAATCATACGCAGTTTTAAACTCAGCAAAACCTTGATCGTAAGGACTTTGAGTACTTACCTCTGGCGAAACACTGTCACCTGCGAGAGCTTGACGCTCCTGCACACCTGCTACATCTCGTGTAGGTGACTCTTGCGGAGGTGCTGGTGCATTCCCTTTAAGAATCCCAAGTTCTGAAGCTTCAGCCTGTATGAGTTCTGTTTCCAGCGCCCCATCGTAAGCCTTATACAACAGTTGACCTGCTTTGCTGTCGGTATCAACTCCAGCTTTTATGAACGCCATTTCGCGTTTCATATTATCAAGTTCTTGTGTAGCTTTACGACCTCTTTCAGCCGCATCGCGCAAGTCCTTGATTCCACCAGAATCTTCTACATCAAATTCGTCTTCCATACCTCTCCTTTGCTATCGCACATAGTCGGAGGAACCATGCGGTGCGTGACTATTGTTAGCATCCCCAGTCGTCACAAGCTGGATCAGCCTCCACTTCTTACACACTAGGAGCGTGGGTGATCCCAGCGGAATATGGACAGCTTAGAGCGATACATCCATGTAGATTACTATACTACATTATCAGTCTATTTCAAGGAATATGCATTCTCCCGGACAATCTTCAGCCGCTTCAATAGCGCTTTCAGCCAACTCGTCTGGGACTGTTGCTGTTCCTCCAGCCATTTGATAAACAGGAGTGCTTTTATCTGTACGAGGGTTATCTGGTCCATATAAAGATTTCCAATCTGCTTCTTTAACATATGCTAACCCATCGTCATGCATGTCAAAAAGGCTAGGACATATCTCTACACACAGCCCATCACCTGTACATAAGTCTTGATCTATCCAGACTTTCATTAACCCGGATGGTTCTGTATGAATTGCTCGTATTTTTCCGGACTATCTAAAACTATTGTGGTGTAAGAATACTTAGAACCATCATCACCTTTACCTAAAGTAACAGTGATCGTTCCGATTAAAGTACCTATAGCAACCAATAAGGCTGTTATCGCAGTAATGAGCTTAACAGTCTTATTCATTTTCTTCGTAGAATTTCTCTCCCCATGCTTTACTTTGAATAGCTTCTTCAGCTAGATAGATACGATCCCAGATCGTACTAAATTCTGAAGGAACCCATGCAAGAGAAGCAATGACATCTTTCATTTCATCGACATCACTTTTAATTACTTCTAAGTCAGCCGCCATAGCGCTTGTAATATGAGCAGGAGTGAAACGGCTAAGGTCATCGACCCTAGCGCTCCGCAAATCATCAAGACCGTCAGCATTTTCCATGACACCTTGAGATATTTCATCAAGTTTTGCCAAAACTGTACTGTCTGTTCCAGTGTTTCCTTCAATTACCTGCACCTGTTTTTCCAAATCATCAATCCTACCAGCGATACTAGCCGCATTCCATACGACGACTCCACTGGTGATAGCTACGGACATGATTAGTCCGAGGGTTATCCTAGATACTTTGACTTGTTTAAGGTCGGTAACGTCAGTCATTAGCTGGCGGCTGAAGCCGATCCATCACCAAACTGCTTGGCAACAACACTCTTAACGAGGCTGAGAACAGCAGTAGCTCCTGCAAGTCCAGCCGCTTTCATGCTTCCCATGTCACCAATGGTGAACACAGCAAGGAATGATTGCGCGAATGTGGCAACCACCCTTTCTAGTACGTCTTTGTTAAACATTATTTACGTTTACCTTTCTTTACCTTTTTGTATGGTACCTTTTTTGCCTTCCCTTTGGAAGAGCTAGTTGCATATTTAGGCATTTGCGCTCCCGAATCCTGTAGTTGTACCTGACATTAATGCACCTCCACCGCCAGAAAATTCTGCTACACGCGATTTTCTGCGTTCTTCTAAATCTGAAATAGTATCTGAGTCTAAATTCAAAGCATACTCAACACCTTCTTCAGTAATATCAAAATCTTGCTCACCAGCTTTCTCTGCAAACAAAGCAGTCTGTTGTGCTAATGCTGTATATGCCTGATACAACTGTTGATTTGTATAATCAAGATCCGCTATATCTGTTGCCATACTTTCATCTATTCCAGAACCTAATATCTTTTGCGCGTAACCACCAGCCGCGGCCGCTCCTGCTTTATTAGCTAAATCAATTAGATCAGCATTAGGATCTAAGAACTGTGCAAGTAAAGCATTCTCTCCTTCACTACCATACCACTCTTCATATTGTGCTAATACTTCTTCTGGTGCATCTAAAACAGCGGCAACACCTTGAGTAATTCTTCTATCAACTTGAGCTAAAGAAACATTACCACCTATTAAATCACCCATATATTCTCTAGCTGTTACATTCCCTTCAGCTATTAAAGAATCTAATCCATAAGAAACCATCAATTCATTAAACCGATCTTCATATTTTAAATAATCTTGAACATCTATAGCGTTATAACCAGCATCAAGACGTTTGTGATATCCGGGAAATCTATTTTTAAATTCTTGTTGCTCAAACAATTCAGGTAATAAGTCTTCTGCTTTATCAGGAGGAAGCATAGTTACTCCTGTTGTTTCTTCAACGTATGTACCTGTCAAACGAGGAATGATCCACGATTTCATTAATCGACCAATAGCCGCATTATCAAATCCAGCCATTCGCAATTCAGCTTCTAAAAGATTACGAGCATATACAAGTTCTTCTTCAGAAAACTTAGGTACTCCACCTTCATTAATCGGATCGAGTTCTGCATCGTCATCAAACCAATCTCCGGGTCCGAAAACTCCTGCGTCGCCGCCTTGTATAGGACCAACAGGTTGAAAAGGTTGAAAAGGTGGAATAATTACTTCGTCTTCTTCTTCTACTTTTTTTCTTTGAAGCTGTGCGCCACGCCCACCAACTGCAATAGAAGAAGGTTGCGCTCCTGTCCAATCATCAGCCATTTGCTGAGTCATAGTTACACCGGCTTCTTCAACCCATTCTAAACCTGTAGGTGATGCATCTTTCCCAGCGGCAATAATGTCTTGAGCCGCTTGAGCAGACAATAATCCTGCGTCTGCTTTTGAAGGGTCAACGAAGCTTTCAACCATCGCCTCCCAGCTACCAAGCTCTTCTTCTATAGAATGTAGTTCTGCTAAATATGCCGCAACTTCTGGATCCATACCTACCTCAATCCAAATATCTGTGAAATGCCACCGGCGAGTGACCGTACATCACCACGAAATTCGTCAGTGAACTGGTACCGTGATTGTCGTTTGGCAAAATTTTCACCATCTTGTCGAGTGGCAAAATATAAACCATCCGGTCCAGTACCTTTAACAAGTTCATCTCTGTTTATTCCTAAAAGATCTACATGCTCTGGGTTAAGCTCCAACGTGTTAGCTATCTCTGCTTTAAAATCACCTAACAAATCTTCTATTGCTAATCCTTTAGCGGCAATACCTTCTACATCAACTACGTCACCGTATTCTGCTAACGCTAATCCTTGTATATAATCTTGCACACTGTCCCATGTCATAGAAGGAAGAAACATATCTTTCGATTCGTCACGTTCAGTTGTGGGATCATCGTCATGGTACATACCACCAGTAGTGTTAAGTTGATGCGCCATCTTTCTGATCTGTGATTTAGGAATATTAACAACCATACGTCGTGCGTAAGCTTCTATCTTTTCCATGTCTTGTTTAATCTTGCCACTTGCAGGTGCATCCTCAAATTGCATAGCATCACGAACTATTCGAGATTGAATTTGTTCAGCAGACCAACCGTACTTTTCAGCATCTTCAGCCATTTCATCAAAGTAATGTAACCCAGTACCCCACCCATGATGCATCTGTGTCCATCCACCCATAGCATGAGATATTTGTTTCGCGTCTTTAGTATTAGTTCTTAAATTTTCTTCATATGTAGCTGGATCTGTTGCTTTTAATATTAAAGCATCCCTCATAGATTCAGAATGGCTTGTCCACCAAATCGAATCTTGAATTGCAGACATCATTCCGTTATACAAGTCGTTATAAGGATCGTCTGGGTTTACACCTGTCCACCATTCTTCAATACTTGTTGCCAAAGAAGGAAACTGAGTTAACAATTTAGCCCACGCTGGGAACTTCTTTTTAAATTCTTCTAACCATTCCATTATGAAGCCCTCTTAGATCTAATAAGTTCTCCTGCATCATCCCATTGATAAGGCCCAACATTTTGTTCCATAATTTCTTCGGGAGTTAAATGTTCATTACCTTGCATCAAATGCCAAAACGCACGAACAACTTCTGTAACATACTGTTGCCTTGATAGACCGCTTCCTACACGTTTGTCGGGATGTGCTTGTTCTGTAAAATATGTTTCGTGTACAGCAGGATTGCCTGCTCCATGATCCATAGCAACAGCGCCTATATCACCTTTAAATTTATTCAATAATGATTCAAGAGCAAAACCAGCAATCACATGCTGATGCAAGTCATTGTTTCTATCCCAATCTTCTGGATTTTCTAATTCATCAAGATTAAGAGTACTTCCATCTGCAAATACTCGTGTGCCTTTTTCATTAGTAGATAAAAAATCCTCAACATAATTATTCCATGTAGTAGGAACAAACTGATAGTAACCTAATGCTCCACTTCCCGGACGTTCTGTATAAGTCTCAGGATGTTGACCATGATCTGATTCCTGACCACCAATAGCACTCATTAAAGCATTCAATACTTGTTGTTTAACATTTTCAGGATTCGAATTCCATTGATCGCCTACACCAAAACCTAAATCTATAGGTGAAGTTTCGTTAAAGTATTTAGGATTATATAAATATCCTTCAGGGAAAGGTGCATTTGCAGTATGACCAGTAGGTTCTAATTGTATAGAATCATCAGGTAGAGTAGTTGCATTAGCCATAGAAACAGGATTGCTTCTCCAAGCTGTACGCAACTCAGGATTAGCGTAATGAAGATTACCAAGATGAAATTCAAATGCTTGATTTAAAGCAACTTGATGTTGAGGAATTCCCCAGTTAGAACGTGGTTTAAATTTGTTTGTATCTACTTTACTAAAATTCCAAGGAGTAGGATCATTTCTTAATCCCATAGGTTCAATAATATTTGGAACATTAGGATCTATTGATATACCAAACTTAGAAGCAATTTGTTGTGCTTTAGCTATAGCATCTCTATTTCTATACTGAAGAAAAAATCCTAAACCAAATGGCAACGATGCTTGGTCTGGAGGATCCATTAAATGATTTATACGTCCACCCCATTTACCTTTAAGATTATTAAATAAATCTGAGTAATCATCTAAAGATATCTTTCCAAATAAAGGTATTGTATCTTCTCCCATTTCAATAAGAAAATCTTGTACGTTTTTACCGAAGGGACTCCATAAACCATCTAAATATTCAATACCAGTTTTTGCGTAATCATCCCAATGTGCTGGATTAAACCAAGACAAACTCTTTTCTGGTTCGTATAAATCTCGTATCTCTTGACGGTCACTCATGCGAACCTACTTCTTCTTTGACCACTACTACCTAAACCGCGAAGAACATCTAACATAACTCTGTCACGTTGATCTGCATTCTCATCCCATTCAGTTAGATCCATAGCAGACTGAACTCGTTTATCTATCGAATCAAATGCCTCTAATCTTTGAGCGTTAGCCGCATGTAAACTACCAGCATAAGCAGGATGGAACTCCAAAGCATCTACTTTTCTTACTATAGAATCAATGCTTCCTGAATTCAGACCTTGGTTTTGCATATGCATCTGTCCGAAGCTATTAGCAAAAATCTGTGCAGTACGATACATGTCTCCTTGTCCTATGTTCTGATCTATTATGTGGAATAAATATCTAAACATTTGTTTTTTATCTTCTTCTCTAGCTTGAGCGCCATATGCAGGATTAACTGCTTTATCTACACCAGTTGCTTTAGCTATACGATCCATTTCCTTACTGCTACCATTTACACCTAAAACTATATTATCTTCCCAATTTTCTCCTCCGAAAAACTCATAGCCAAATGCATCAGCTTTAGCTATATTCGCATCAGAGACAGGAAAACCTAAAAGATCTTGATTCAAAGTCTCACCAAGCTTTATATCCCCATTAGCTATAAGATTAGTAAGTGTCTGATCTAAAGCATCATACATAGCTGGATCATCTGACCCTGTAATATCAGTTAAAGATTGTTGCAATCTGCTTTTCATTGAATCATAAGTTGCAACTGTAGGATCTTCTGATGGAGTTATTGTTTTCTGTCTAAAAGTTTCCATTCTTTCAGAGAATCTTTTATCTAAGAAATCATCAAAAGTCATGCCTTCCCAATCTTGAGGTCTAATACCTGCTGATCGTGACATGTCTGCCTCATCCATAGAAGTTTGTACAAGATCCTGTATAAAAGAATTCCACGCTCTTCTATCTATTTCTCCTGCTTGACCCCAAGTAACATCTACTCCACCTTCAGGATTTAAAAGCGGATCATAATAACCAAGCATCATTAATTCAGCTTGAACACCCCTAAACCCTTCAGGACTTGCTTCAGCTAACATACGCATATGTGTATCTAAAGCTGACCTATGAAGATCCATGCCCATTAAAGCTTCACTAACAGTATTAACTACTCCATAAGGAGTACCATCAAAAGAAGCAATAAGACCTATCGGTCCTTCTCTATCTATATCTGTTAAATAACCTTCACCTGCCATCGACTCAGGAATTTTATACATGAATCGGTTGTTGCCAATTTCTGCATCAATTTGAGCATCAGTTATAGCAGAAGGGGCTACCTTATCTTTATCAGCAAGATATCTTCGTACGATTCCTCTACCATTATCGGTTTGAAGATCAATCATTTCCATGTTTGTAGCCGCACCTACATTGTCAAAACCTAAACCGAAAATATCTTGATGCCCAGCCGCACGATCAGAGTCACCAAAGATGTTTGGCACATAAACTTTGTTATCTAAAAGTATGTTAATCAAACGTATAAAACCAGCATTATTCCCACTAGAAGCCAAGTACATATGCCTATAAACATTTGACGTACCTTGGTCATTAGGACCACCAGAACCACCACCAGAAGCACCTGACCCCGGAGTTGGAGGAATAGTACTTTTAGGTTCTTCTATGTGGCCTTCTTCATGCGCCATTACCCGGCTCCTGTCAACTCAGGATACATACCAGCTTCCATCTTAATAATCCAACCTTCTTCTATCATCGGCACAAATAGGTTGTAATAAAACGGGAACAACCACGGACGATTGAGTATCGCAACTTTAAACCATTCATTATATTCATACTTTAGTGCGTTTCTCTTATCAGATGCTATAGCATCTTGCCTTCCTTCAAGCAACTTGTATTTAATATCGAACTCTGTTATAGCTTTCATAGCCATAAAAATATCTTCCCGATTAGGAGTATCCTCAGGAACAAGTTCAGGACTAGCTAAAAGTAAATTAAACTGACTGATAGTATTAGTTCTACGTCCTTTAGATTCCTGTGTTAATAATGACTGTTCAAACGTAGGATGCATTGCTTTAAAATTATCAGACCAAAATCCCCATTCTCTTTCTAAATTCTTTTTCAAATCATCATCACCAGCTACACGAGCCGCCGCAATTTTCGTATCATAGTCTTGTTTCCTGCTGTAATACGCTATAGAAGCCGCTGAAACTAAAAGACTCTCAACATACTCATCAAGAGTTTTTTCTTTTCTTAAACCTAATTCAAGTTGCAACCTTCTTGCTTCTGCTACAGCTTCACTATCTTCTTCAGTGTCACCAACCGGAATAAAGAAAGTAGCCGCCAAAGGAAAAGCTTCTAATATACCTTGATTATTTTCCATCCAATCCAAAGCGGCTCTAGTAGATGGCTGTCTCGCCACTGAAACTTTATCTGATTTACCTGATTGGAATATAGAGAATTTAGGAAGTTCGCTTAACCACCATGCTTCTGTGATAGCTTCTGGAGACATTCCTTCCGCTTCGCTTTTTTGGAAGAAAGCTTTCCAATGAATATCAAGCGCTTTTTCAAAAGCAACTTCGTGTGGTAAACCAGAATCCATCAACCCTTGGAATATTTTATTCCATTCCCATAACCCGCCAACAGTCATATCTTTAGGAGTACCTGTAGTAAGACCACCCCACCAACTTAAGTTTTGCAATAATTGTAATTGTTTACCAGCATGATCTACCCCTCTTAAAATACTTTCTTCCAAAACAGCAGGATTAGAACTATCAGCCACAGTCTTAGCATCAGGGAATTGTCCTTGCGCCCACATAGCTTCAACTACACTAAGATTTGCTTTCGCTCTGCTACCAGCATAACCCGGAGTTTCATACCCAAGAGTTGAACTTATCAATTTAGCAACAGGAGCAGGTACTATATTTGACCACATCAAATCAGTAGCTTTTGAATCATAACCAAATCTGCTTATCATATGATCTTCCCAACCCCACACTCCATCTCCCCGCAAGGAAGGATCAAGTAAAGACATCGCTCCGATAGCCATAGCCATAGGAGGTCCAAATGAAGGTAAAGCTACCTGATCGTTATAACCCGGAATTGCATTAAGAAGACTAATTGAAAGATCTTCATTCATTATGCCTAATCCGTTTTCACCAAATAATTTATTCAAGTATGGCGCATGCCCAATAGCTTCAACGACACCTCCTAAAATTGAACTTCCGGGAAGTACTACTCGTTGCTGATCGTTTTTATCTGTGTAAATTAATCCACTATTCTGTGATGCGTGTAATGAAGCTTGAAGATTACGGATAGCATCCGGTCTTGTCTCCATTGTTCTAACCCATCTCTTTAAGAATTGTTCTTCAGCAAACCAGAATGGTAATAACAAACCAGCAGTTTCTTGGAACAAAGATCTAACTGAATGGTCATCTATAAATTCTGATGTCATCCACATAGCACGTTCTACTGCAAGATTTACATGCTCTCTTTCTTGTATAGATTTAAGATTTATGTATTCAATAAGTTGTTTAGTCGCAACTCTATACGTTCTACCATCATCAAAACTTTGGCTTCTATTCCATAAGTCAACAAAATGTTCTCTATATTGTGGGAAGGCTTCAAAAAATAAACCTGTAGGTTCAGGTCGCGCTTCTATTGTTTTCTTTACATCTTGTAAAA